GTATTCGGACAGGATGCACGATCTTTAGAGGATATTGCCTCTAATAGAAGTAGCTGGCTTAATTACTATTTAACTGTCAGAGATGCGGAATATTACAAGGATTATGAGAAATTTCTGTATTATTTAGGCTTTTACGGCACTGTAATACGTAAAGTATGTTACGATGAGATGCTTGGCATGCCGATAAGCAGATTCATTCTACCTGATAATTTCCTGATTAATATTGATTGTAGTACAATCATGGATTCAAATAGATTGACTCATATACTAAAGCTATCTACCAGAGACATATTAGCTAGGCAGAAATCAGGAATATTCAGGGATGTTGAATTACCTTACACTAAGATAGACTGGACTTCTGATTCATCCTCTTCTTCCAACAATAATATTAGCGGACTTGTTGATATTAATGCGTATAAAGAAAAAACATTGCATGATGTTTATGAGTCTCATTTTGATCTTGACCTTGATTTCTATATGGAGAAAAAACAGTCAAGATCAAAAGATAAAAAGAATCGTAATATACTTCCCTATATCATATTTATTGATAAGGAAAGTCGTAAAATACTAAGAATAGAACGCAACTGGCATAAATGGGATGAGAAACGTAAAAGAAGAAAATTCTTTATCTCGTATCAGTATTATACAGGATTTGATATATGGGGTCAGGGTATAGCAAGAATGTCGGCCAATAACGCCGTAGCTGCTACTAAAATGCTAAGATTGACCATCGACTCGGCTACATACCAGAATTTACCTGCCGGCTTCTATAGAGGCCCTAAAATGGAGACTACGGACATTAGGTTATCTCCCGGCACTTTTAAAAATCTTAGTAGTTCATCCGCAGGAGGAGACATAAGATCTGATTTTGCCGTTCTACCTTTTGGCGGACCTTCTCAAGCTTTACTTGATTTAAGAGGAGATATGATCTCGCAGATGCAGGACAGATTATCTGCATCGGAACTTGGTATGATGGACTCAAGGGAGGATATACCGACAGGTACTGCCGTTGCATTCCTTGAAGAAAAGAATCGCATACAGGCAGCTATTTTGAAATCACTACATAATTCATTATCGGAAGAGCTTAAATTACTTGATGACATGTTTGCAGAGGTTTTGGTAAAAGAAGAATTTTTTATCAAGGGAGAGAAAAGAATAATAACTGCCGATGATTTTGTTTCTGATGTGCAGATAGTTCCGGTATCAGATCCTTCCGTTAATTCTACCGTTCAAAAGATAATGAAGGCAGAAGCGGTGTTCCAGACTGCTCTTCAGATGCCGGAGAAAGTAAATGCTTTTGAAGCTCTTAAAATGGTATTTTCCGCTCAAGGATTAAGCTCGGAAGAAATTGAGCGTCTTGTAACTAAGGATCAGGAGGTAGAACCTTTGGATCCGATAACCGAGAATATAATGCAAGGCAAACCCGTAAGAGCGGGAATTGAGCAGAATCATGATGCTCATATTGTTGTCCATTCAGCAGTACAGAATGAACAATCAGCAGCTCATATTCAGGAACATATGGCACTTAAATTCATGTTGCAGATGCAAAATGAAATGGGAGTAGATTTATCTCAAGTATCTCCGGACGATCCTGAGATGCAGTATGAACTAGCTAGTAGAGCTGCTGCTGCAATAGAATCACTCGGGCTTAATAAACCTGAAGCAATGGATGAAGATAAACCTCTTGATCCTAATGAACTTATTGCTGCCGATATTGAGCAGAAGAGAGAGGCTAATATAATCAAGAAGCAGATAGCGGATGATAAAATAGAAGCGGAAACATTTAAAACTCAAATGGATTTTGAAAAAGAGAAAATGAAGGTAAAACAGGCACAGGAAGAAGCAAGACTTAGATATGAAGCCGAATTACAGAAAATTACGAGTAGATATTGATTATGGATAAATATTATATAGATAGGATATTTGCTATAATTGACGATAAGATATTAGAGCAGAGAGAAAAACTTATATCCGGTTGTATTGCTTCCATGGATGCTTATCGTTATGAATACGGCAGATTGAATGTACTTACTGAAATACGTGATGAGATAGTAAATATATTTAAAGTAAATAATGGGTAATAATATGAATACAAGTTTAATTCGTGATTTTGATAATGAAGCGGGTATTGATTTAAATACCTGGAAAATGGAGGAGGAACTTAAACTATTTGAAGATGTTGAAATTCATCCTGTTCATGTATTAATCAGATTATATATAAAATCAAATAAAACTGCTTCCGGTCTTATTTTAAACAATGCTCTGGATGTTTATGAGGAAACATGCGGATATATAGCTGCAATAGGTAAATGTGCATTTAAAGGGGAAAATAGAAAAGAATGGGGAGAATGGTACAAAGTAGGTGATTGGTTTGTATTTCCAAGACATAGTGGAGTTCGTTTTAATTATAAGAAACTACCTGTTTTTGAGATGTTTGCAGATAGTCCAATGCTTAAAATAAAAGATCCAAGATTCATAAGTTAAAGAGGTTTATAATGAAAGAACAAGTACAAACGGAAGATATACAGAATGTTGTAGAGCCGGAAATAAATGTTGAGAACATAAAAGAAGGTATTTCAGAGAAGGATAATAACGAAAAACCGGAAGAACAGGAAGAGGAAGAGCTTGATACTGCTGATTTTTATAAGGATAAATATTTTGATACAAAAAGTAAGGTAAGAAAAATATATGCCGAGCGTCAGAAACTATATACAGAGAATCAACAGATAAAAAATCTTCTTAATTATGTTGATACCGAGAATCTTCGTATGTCCTATGCTCTTATGCAGAGTGATCTAAATGAACTTAAAAAGCATAAGGAAGAAGCAAGGAAATTAAACGATAATACGTATCTGGATAAAGCAGAGGATGCGTATAATAGAGTGCTACATAAGATGGTTGCCTTTGAAAAGGATAACGGTCATATTTTTGATGATAATAAGGAGGATAAAAAACCTGAAAACTTAGAGCCGGAGGAAAATGAACCTATATATAGTGAGGATCAAATACTTGCTGCTAATTTATGGCTTGAAGAGAATCCGGAACTTAATGTTAAATCAAGATTTTATAATCCTCATCTAGAGAAAAAAATGCTGGATTTCATGGATGAGTTTAATGATAAACTATATGAAGCAAATAGAGGAGAAGAAATACTTTCCGATAGATATATAGAAGTTCTTAATGAAGCTTTATCTGCATATAAGGATGAATTACGTAAACCTAAGACTTCATATAAGAAATCCGGAGCTAGCGGAGTAAGAAGTAATATGGCGACTAAAAGCGGCGATTCTGTTACTATTGAACCATGGGAGAGAGCTGCGTATCAGCAACTTGGTTTAACTGAAGCCGAATATTTGAAAAGTAAATTAAAAAATTCAAAATAAAATAGGTATATTATGAAGATAAATAAAGCTAAACATATGCAGACTATGGAAAGTGAAAATATGGAACACGAATTTGAAAGTAATCGTTTAGTCGGTATTGATATGTCAAATCCTCTTGAAGCTATTAAAGTTATTGTAGCAGAACCGGGATTTGTTTATGAATGGCAGAGATATAAATTAAGAGATAAACAGGATTCTGCGTATTCTTTTGCTATATCAAGAGGTTGGAAACCGATAGATAAATCAAAAATAACAGATAAATATAATCTTGAAATATATGAAGTTTATAATCCTGATCCAATAGCACAGAAGTATATCTGTCATGGTGATCTTATCCTTATGAAAAGAGAGATAGAAAAACATGAACAGGAAAAATATGCTAGAGCCGATATTGCAAGGAAAAGTGTTGAGATGGCAGATAGTTTTAATTATGATAGCGGTAATCCTACTCTTAATGTATTAAAAAATAATTAATATGGCGTATTTCCCTTCGGTTTCAAATTGTAAACAATTAACTATAAATACGGATATCCAGCTTGATTATCCGTATTCTGTAACTCAAGGGAATATAGCTATTACTGACGTATTTGATACTACTGCAACAATTCCTGATTTAGATATTATTCTTCCTGATGCTTCTGAAACAACTCCTGGATTCTCTGTTTCATTCAATAATATCGGTGCTAATTCTTTTAAAATTGTTTTACATGATAAAACAACTCTTCTTGATACTGTTGCAGTAGGTGAGTTTAAAACATTTTATGTTTATGATGTTACAACAAGTAACGGCAGTTGGAGAGTAATAAAAACCGGAGACGGTCAAAGCGGAATAAGTAATCTGGAAATAAAGAGTTTAGATAATTCCGTTAATATTACCGGTAGTCCTGTATCCAATCCCGGAGGGGAAGTTGATCTATCTCTTGATAATCTGATAGCCAAATTGAAAACTCTTAATAATATAGAACCGGGAGTATTATTACTGGATAGGAATAAGCCGGATATCTGGTCTACCGGTTCTATAGTAGGCGATAATAATATTACTGTTGAAAATTATGACGGTTCTGCCGGATCTGTTATTATTGTAAAACTGGATTCAAGTATAACATTAACAGAGATAACATCCGGTAATGTTAAAATAAACGGTAATACAATTACCAATACAAACATAAATAATGATTTATTGTTTACTTCCAATGGAGTTAATTCAAGAGCAAATATTAATGGTATACTAATTGATAAGAACAGGAATTTAAGTAATATAAACAATATTACCATACTTGGGGCTTATATTGCTCCTAACGTAGCGAAGAGCTGGTGCAGATTCACTAATACTTCAGGTACTATATCTCTTACTTCTGCTGTTAATGTTTCTTCTGTTACCTATAATAATTCCAACGGTCAATATACTATAAATTTTACAACTCCTATGGGATCAACAGAATATGGAGTAGAAATTACATGTTCTAATAATAATTCACAAACCCCGCTAGTTCCAAGAATTGGTCAAGATATAATCAGAACTACAACTTCTTTAACTATTGTCGTAATCAATTCATCCGGAGAGATGATACAGGATTTCCCTGAAGGTGTTACGGTAACAGTATACTCTTTAACATAAAGTTAATAATTGACTAAATCAAAATTAATTAATATACTAACTATTGATTTACCCTTAGCGGTTTTGAGTTATCTTTAATCTCTATAAAAAAGTTTTGAGTTACGCTTTAGTCTCTATAAAAAGTCTTTAAATAAAACGTTCAATATACGTTTAAGTTTTCTATAAATTATAAATTTAATATTAATAAAGGTTAAGATATATGTCATACGGACAAAATTCTCCTTTTGGATTAAAACCTATAGGACATTTAATGGGTGGAGCAAGTAATATTTCTCTAGCCAGAGGTAAATATGTTATTGATACTATTGCAGGTACTACTTTAAATAAAGGTGATCCCGTAGTTATTCAAGGAAGTATAGCCTCAAGTGTTGTAGGTAATTATTTCAAAGGTGGGGAAACAGTTATTACACGTTATTCTCCGACTGTTACATTAAATGCAGCAAATAATAGAACAGTTATTACAACTAATTCACCTATTGTCGGTGTATTTATGGGTTGTAAATTCAAGGATGCGAGCGGAACTTTTGTTGAACAGGAATACTGGGCAACCGGTACTGCTGCTACATCAAAAGTAGAAGCTGTTATTTATGATGATCCGGATATTATCTGGGAACTTCAATTAAGTACATATTTTGGTGCGGGTAACAATAGTTTCTATTTATTACCTTGTATGCAAATGCAGGATGCAACTTGGCCTAACACTCAAAATGGTGTAATAGCAGGTAATATAGTTGCAGCTAATAGTGCAATAATTGGAACTAATATTATGTTATTAACCGGAAGAGGTGCTGCGGCAACAGGAGCATCATTAACTACAGTTAATAAATGGAATGGTGTAAATAGTGTTAATGCTGGTTATGCTGATAATCCGCTTATTGCTAATTATGGTACTAATAATGTTGCTAGAAATCCTTGGGGTGTGTCAACATTTTATGGTTGTCCTTCTTTAGCGGGAACTAGTGCTGATCCATCTGTTGTTGATGGTAGAAATGAATATGATAGAGTAGCTACTATGCCATTTAAAGTCCTTGGTTTTAGTGATGATCCTAAGAATATTCCAGATACATATGGTCAGCCGAATCAGGTAGCTAATATTGGTACATATTTTAATACTCCTTTCCTTCGTGTTACCGGAGTTATTAATAATCATGTATTTAAAGCTGGTTCTATAAGTGTTACACCTGCGGCTTAATAATTAAATAAAGAGGTAAAAATATATGATTAATTCCGCTTCTATATTTCAGTTAATGCGGCCGCTGATCGATGGATTTATCGGCAAATACGATCAATTACCTGAAAATTGGAAACAAATATTCCAAACTAAACCTTCTGAACATGCTTTTGAAATTATTCAGGAGATTAGATACCTTGGATTCGCCAGAAGAAAAGAAGAAGGTGTACCTATGGCCCAAGATACTATGTCTACCCGTAATCAGAAAACTGTTAGACATAATACTTATGGGTTAAGCTTTCCTATTTCTCGTGAGGCTATTAAGGATAATCTGTATAAAACACAATTTCCTGATAGACTTGCAGCTCTTGGTGCGTCCTTACGTGCTACTAGAACTCAAGAAGCCATGAACGTTTTAAATCTTGGTAATACCGTTATTACAACTACTGATGGTGTTACTCTATTTAATACTGCTCATCCTCTTGATAATGGTGTTACCAATTCCAACTATGCCGGTGTTGCTTTAAGTGAAGTAGGTATACAACAAGGTGTCAAGGATATCAGAGGATTTAAACAGTTATCCGGTATTCCTGCTTCTGTTAAACCACAATTATTAGTTGTCGGTACTGCTAATGAAACTGCTGCTACTATTTTAACAAATAGCCAGTATAGAGCATCTGTCGGTACTGCTAATAATAATGCTTTAGCCGGGGTTAACGATATTAACGCTATTTATCATAATAGTATTTTCCCTAAAGGATATGTTGTTGATAGTTATCTAACTAATGAAAACTTTGCGGCTATTATTACCGATGTTAAAGGATTGATTCATTATGAACGTGAAAAAATTCAAAACATGGAATGGGTTGATCAGCATTCTCATACAAACTGGTTTTCAGCTTTTGAAAGATACAGTTTTGATGCTACTGATTGGCGTTCTGTTTATGGTTTAATGGTATAAGAGGTTAATTATGGCAAGTCATAGTAGACCTATTGCTAATGTTATGTGTGGCAATAAAAAAGACAAACCTAAAAAGGATATGTCTAAAGATACCGCTAAATCTACAAGCAAAAAAAAGTAATCTCTAAAAACATTTATACTTTAATTAATATATTTTATTAGTTAAAGTATAAATGTTATTTCTATATATTAATTATGGCTCAAGTATCAGGTACATACGAATTTCAATCGCTTGAAAACGATGAACTTATTCTGGAAAGTTTTGAAAGGATAGGTATACCTGGAGATCAATTAACACCTGTTTATATAAATTCTGCAAAAAGAAGTATGGATTTTATTCTTCTTGAGTGGATGAATAAAAGTGTTAATTTATGGACAATAAATAAATCATATTTACCTTTAAATACAGGTCAATCTGTCTATGATATTGAACCTTCCGTTTTGGATATAAGGAGCATTCATTTACGTAATTTTACAAGAGTCTTAGGAGGTATTCCTCAATCTAATACGGCAGATACTTATGATGGCGGAGGAGGAGGTAATGCAGCTCTTGCTTTTGATGGTGATATAGGTACTAGATGTACACAAAATGTTCAGAATGGTAATATTTCTTATGATTACGGTATAGGTAAAACTGTAAGACTTAACTTTATTGGTATTCAGAGTTATGTTTCCAATCGTCCGTATAGCCTGATTTTAGAGGCATCACAAGATACTATTAACTGGTTTAATGTCTTTACTTTTCCTGCTGCATATTCATATGTTGCTAATACTGTTGCATGGTTTGATATTATTACTCCTATTAATGCTAGAGCTTATAGAATTAGAGAAACAGGCGGTTTTACACTTGATTTAGAAGAGATATATTTTTGTAATAATACTATTGATACTGAAATAACTTCTGTTAGTGAGGATACTTATGAATCTTTTAGTAACAAGAATATTATATCACGTCCTACATGTTATTTTTATTCCAAGAATTTAACGCCTAAACTATATTTATATCCAAGTCCAAGTAATTATTTTCAGGTTTTGAGATATTCTTTTATTAGAACAATGTATGATGCAGGTAAATTTTTTAATACTCCTTCTATTCCGGCTAAAATGTATCCGGCATTAGTTGCGGGTATTACATGGAGATTGTCTATTAAATATAAACCTGAAATGGCGGAAACTTTTAAAATGGCTTATGATCAGGAGTTTAGTGAAGCAACTGCAATGGACATGGAACATGTAGATATAACAGTATCATATGATTTGAGTAAATACGATGTTAGATGAAAGACGTTATTTATGCTCTCGCAGCGGTTTTATGGTTGATAAGGTGTATAAACAATATGAATGGCACGGCAATAAAAAAGTTTGGAACGGTAGTATGGTTGCTAAAGAGTTTCTTGATATACCGAATGATCAAGGAAGACCGCCATTAATAAAAAAAGATCCTATTCCTTTACATAACTCGAGACCATTTTTACCTGGAGAGGAAGTGTAATGTATGGGATTATTTATTGATGATAAAAGTAATATATTTTCCGGATTAAATAAAACACCGACTACTATTGTTGAAACAGGTGTAAATACGATACCTCATATTGTTGTTATAGATAATATCATAATTTTTAATCTTAAATCTGAAACTATACGTATAAATTTACAGAAGATTAGAACTTCTTCTTTAGATACAACAATGAATTATACAAAATATCTGGAAGTAAAAGGTTATCAGACTGTTGATTTATTAAAAAAGTTGGAATTAGAAGGACTTAAATTGTACTATCAAACTAGTCCTGAAATAAAAGATAAATTAATATGTTTTTCAGATACTCCTACACAGATATTTGATTGTGAAGTAAATTATAACATATTAAAAGAAACTCCTTTTTGACAATATTATTTTTATAAACATAATGGAAAAAAGAACTATAAGATTACTTAATTTACAAGGAGGCGGTATCAGAGGTTATCTTAGTGCAACAGTTCTTGAACGTTTTTGTAGCGACGCAAACATTGATCCTAATAAATTATATCAAATTTTTGATATAATTAGCGGTACATCAATAGGTGGTATACAAACACTCGGTTATGCAAAAGGTTTAAGTCCGACACAATTTAAAACTTTAATAGAAAATAATGCAGAAACTATTTTTAATTACGGAGCAGTAACGCCTTGGGTGCAGAGTAGAAGTACTTATGCGTTAGCTGTATTAATGGGGTTAGAGGGGTATACATTTGAATATTTGGGTCAAAATATTTCATGTATGTATCAGAATACAGGGTTAAATACTGTGTTAACATCTGCACTTGGAGCAAATACCCTTTTGTCTGATATTCCGGGAAAAGTTATAGTTACGGCATATGATGTAGATGAAAGTAAACCCGTACTGTTTTCCAATATTACAGGTGAAGAGCCTTTATTAATAGGTGCTGAACAAAAAGCGGTAGACGTAGGATTAGCTACAAGTGCTGCGCCTACTTATTTTCCTATATATGGTTTTAATGGTCATAAATATATTGACGGCGGGGTGTTTCAGAATAATCCTGTAAATACCAATTTAAGCATTGCTCGCAAATTATATCCCGATGCGTCTAGATTCTTTATCCTATCAATAGGAACAGGTATGCCTACAGCACCTTTAGTATTTAATACTGAGGGATATACTCCATATAATATTCAATATCTTAATTATTTGTCAAATCAAGTGTTTATTCCCGCGCCTCAACAAGCAGCGCAGGATTTAATGTCTTTAATTGCTACTAACCCTTATGAGGAAGTTTTTGAGTATCAATTTCAATATATATTTAAATCCGGACAGGATGGTACAATGGATAATCCTGAAGCAAGTAATTTAACGGCATTAGCTAATTATGCTAATGCACAATATGATATAGATGCTTATAAAATAGCGAATTTCATATATCATTTTAATATTGATTAGTTAAATGAGATATACAGATGTTAT